TGGATGATCCGCTTGATGTTAGATCAACAGTATTACAAAGAAATAAATCATTTAGTAACACTATTAGCAGTATTGTATAATGGCCGAAAATTTAGCTTCCTTTAAAGTCTTCTGTCAAGGAGGACTAAATACTAGCAGAGATGTGCTATCTCAGGGTGAGACACAACCTGGATCAGCTATATCTTTAATTAACTACGAACCTGCTGTTACTGGTGGCTATAGAAAAATAAATGGTTTTAGTAACGACTACGGAACAGTTACAGGCACAGGAAGTGTATTAGGTGTTTGTGTAGCTAACGGCATTAATGATGGTATACTAGCTTGCCGTACACCCTCTAGTGGTAATAACTACTTACACAAATGGAATAACTCTACTTCAGCTTGGGATGCTGTAACTACTTCAGGTTCACCTACAATGGTAGGAGTAACTAAAGTTAGATTTACAAAATATAATTTTTCTACTCCAAAAGTAGTATTAACAGATGGAATAAACCCTGCAGCTACCTATGACGGTACAACTTATACCCAGATTACTCATGCAGATGCACCTACAGACCCTAAGTTTTCTGCAGTATTTCAAAACCATGTGTTTTTAGCAGGTGATCCTGCAGAAAATTATAATTTATATTTTAGTGCTCCTTTAGTAGAAACAGACTTTAGTGTAGCAAACGGAGCAGGTGTATATAATGTAGGTTTTCCTATTGTAGCAATAAAACCTTTTAGAGACGCCCTCTATATTTTTGGTACGAATAATATTCGTAAGCTCGTTGGTAACAATATAGCTAACTTTGTGTTAGAAACAATTACTGATAATCTAGGATGCCTAGCTACAGACAGTGTTATAGAAATTGGTGGAGACTTACTATTTTTATCACAAGATGGTCTGCGTCCAATATCAGGTACAGATAAAATTGGTGATGTTAATTTAGAAACTGTGTCAAAAGATATACAGTCTATTTTTACTGACATTGTATTTGACATAGACCTTGAAGGATTAAATGCTGTAGTAATAAGACAAAAAACACAGTTTAGATATTTTTTTGCAGCAGCAGAAACACAAGGTATTATTGGGGGTTTTAGACAAACCCCAAACGGATTGCAGTTTGAGTATAGTCAGATGCTAGGACTTGTTGCTACCTGTGCAGATAGTGGCTACATAGGTCAAAATGAGTTTGTAATTCATGGCGATAGTTCAGGAAAGGTACAAAGACAGGAGCAAGGTAATGACTTTGATGGTACAGACATTTTTAGTTTATTTCAGACTCCGTTTTTTCACATGCAAGATCCAGAACAACGTAAAATATTTTATACGGTAGCTACATATTTACGTTCTGAAGGGGATAACTCCATAGTTATGTCGGCTGTGTATGACTATGAAGATGTAGATGTATTATCCCCTTCAAACTTTACACTAACAACTACAGGGGCGGCAGCATATTATAATGAAGCTACATATAATAGCACTGCAATATTTGATGGTAATCCATCACCAGTACAACGCACTAATATATCAGGATCTGGTAAATCAGCATCTTTTAGATATGTAACTAATGATTCCAATGCGTCACACAGTGTACAAGGTTTAGTGATTACATTTGGGGTAGGAGATAGGTTATAACATGGCAGGGTATTCAAGACAATCAGCAGCAGATATTATTGCTAATGCGGTTATTAAAGCTGCACCAGTAAACGCAGAGTATAACGCAATACGAGATGCGTTTGCTTTATCAGGTGGACACAAACACGATGGTAGTTCTACTGAAGGTTCATATGTACCGCTTATTGCTGACACAGACGCACTAAACAAAGTTGTAATAGATACTGGTAACAACCGTATAAGTTTTTATAATGAAGTATCTTCTACTGCTGTAGAACAGATTAGATTAGAAGATGGTGTACTAAAACCTATAACTGATAATGATATTGATCTTGGTGCATCTGGTTTAGAATTTAAAGATTTGTATGTTGATGGTATTGGATATATTGACACTGTACAAATACACGAAAATGCTACTGTTACAGGTACTCTTGGTGTAACTGGTGACACTACTGTAGCAAATATTACATCTACTGGTACATCTACTCACGCCACTGTAGACATTAATGGTGGTGCTATTGATGGTACTGTAATTGGTGCTTCTAGTACTGCTGCAGGTAGCTTTACAACTGTAACTACATCAGGTCAAGCAACACTAGCTACTGCAGATATTGACGGTGGTACAGCAGACAATGTAGTCATTGGTGGTAGTACCGCTGCAGCTATTACAGGTACTACTGTTACTGCTAATACAGGTTTTACAGGTGATCTTACTGGTGATGTAACAGGTAACGTTACAGGTAATGTCACTGGTAACATAACTGGCAATATAACAGGTGATGTAACTGGTAATGTTACAGCCTCAAGTGGCTCATCTACATTTAACAACATGACTATTAATGGTACACTAGATGTTACATCTACGGTAATTAACAATGTTAGTGATCCAACAACGGCACAACAAGCTGCCACTAAAAATTATGTGGACACAGAAGTAGCTGCACTTGTTGACTCTGCTCCAGGTACGTTAGATACACTAAACGAACTAGCTGCTGCCTTGGGTGATGATCCTGACTTTGCAACTACTATTACGACAAGCATAGCAACCAAGCTGCCATTAGCAGGTGGTACGATGTCTGGTGCAATAGCTATGGGTACATCTAAAATCACTGGTATGGGTGATCCTACTGCTAATCAAGATGCAAGCACAAAAGCTTACACAGACACACAACGTGATACACGTCTAGCATTATCTGGTGGCACTATGACAGGTGCTATTGACATGGGTAGTGCTAAGATTACAACTACCTATACACCCACAAATAATGCCATTACAACTACCTATACACCTACAAACAATGCGGATTTGACAACTAAAACATATGTTGACGGTATTTTAGGGTCAGCTACTGCTGCAGCTACAAGTGCCTCTGCTGCTGCTACATCAGCCACTGCTTCTGCCTCAAGTGCTACTGCCGCTGCAACTTCTGAAACAAATGCTGCAGCTTCTTATGATTCGTTTGATGACAGATACCTTGGTGCTAAGTCTTCTGCACCTACAGTAGACAATGATGGTGATGCACTTATTACTGGTGCTTTGTACTTTAACTCTACAGATAATGGATTATATGTTTATACAGGTACGACTTGGGTAAGTAATACAAACTACGGTGTGGCATTTACTAACTATACAGCTACAGGTGGTCAGACAGCTTTTGCGGTAAACTATTCAGTCGGTTACGTAAATGTTTATCTAAATGGTGTAAAGCTTTTACTAGGCACAGACTTTACAGCTACCAATGGCACTACAATTGTACTATCTTCAGGTGCTACTGTAGGTGATATTGTTGACATTGTAGCTTACAACATCTTTACTATTGCAGATACATATACACAAACACAGGCTGACGCAAAGTTTGCTCAAGTAGCAAATAACTTGTCTGATCTTGCAAGTGCATCTACGGCTAGAACAAATCTTGGTTTAGCTATTGGTTCAAACGTACAGGCTTATGATGCTCAATTAACAGACATTGCAGGACTTACACCTACAGATAGTAACTTTATTGTTGGTGACGGTTCTAACTTTATATTAGAATCTGGTGCTACAGCCAGAACTTCTTTAGGATTATCTATTGGCTCGGATGTACAAGCTTACAGTTCTAATCTAGCATCTATAAACCAAGACTTAGCTACAGATGACAGTGTAACATTTAATAATGTAGTCACAGGAACTACAGATCATGGCACAGTATCTACTACATTTAACGTAGCTGCTAGTGATGGACAAATACAGAAAATAACACTGGGTGCAAGCATTACTGTTAGTAGTTCTAGTTTAAATGATGGGGATTCTTTAATTTTTATGGTTGCTGATGGTTCAGCATACGCTGTTACTTGGTCAGGATTTATTTGGTCTAATAGTGGTGGTGTAGCTCCTACATTAATAACTACTGGCTACAACGTATTTAGTGTTTGGAAAATAGGTGCAAGTGCTTATATTGCTTATGCAGGGGATCAATAATGATCGGTGCTTTAAGTTTACCATCTGCAGGTATTTATACTTCACCTGCTGTAGGTTCAGGTCTAATTGCAAGGGATTCTGCTTTTGAGACTGGTCAGCTTACTAGTAATGATGCTTGGGTTTGGTCAGGATTTACTTTTTTTGCAAGTCAATTTGTGGGGAGAACAGCTAGATTATATGTTGTGTATAGAAATGGTAATGCAGGGTCAAGTTTTCAAGGTGATTTTGGTCTTGATCATATATCTTTGCCTGATGGTGCAATTGACAATACTAACACGGAATTAAGTACTTGGCAATATGGTTCATCATCTTCAGCATCAATAAATAATGCTAGAAATGGAAGTTGGACTAATGTAGGAGTTTTTAGCACAAGTACTGGTGGTAGATGGAATATGAAAACAGGTAGTACACCTTCTTCATCAACTGGGCCATCAGGTGCATTTTCAAGTTCATATTATTTGTATGCAGAAACGTCTAGTCCTACAGGCTTTAACGAAAATATGTGGGTACGTAGTCCTTCTTTTGTAATAAGTATTAATAAATATTCTTTTTATTATCACGGATTTGGTGCATGTATAGGAAGAGTAAGTAGTTACGTTGTGATAGAAGATTAAACAAAGGAAACAACAATGAGTAAAGCAAGAGACATAGCTGATTTAGTAAGTGCAGGTGGCATACTTGCGGATGTTGCTATTGCCACTACAGAAATAACAGGTGTTACCTCAACCTCTGCTGAGTTAAATATACTTGATGGTGTAACTGCAACAGCCTCAGAGTTAAATGCTTTAGATGGTATTACAGCTACTGTTACTGAGCTAAACTACACAGATGGAGTTACTTCTGCTATACAAACACAGGTTGACACTAAAGCACCTACAGCAAGTCCTACATTTACTGGTACTTTAGCCGCACCTACAATTAATGCTTCCACAGCTTTACAAATTGGTGGAACTGCAATTACATCTACAGCAGCAGAACTTAACATCCTAGATGGAGTAACATCTACAGCAGCAGAACTTAACATCCTAGATGGAGTAACATCTACAGCAGCAGAACTTAACATTTTAGATGGAGTTACAGCTACAACTGCAGAACTTAACATTTTAGATGGAGTTACAGCTACAACTGCAGAACTTAATTTTGTAGACGGTGTAACTTCAAACATACAAACACAGATAGATGCTGTAGGTGTTAGTACTGGACATGGAGATGTAGGAACATATGTTTTTGCAGGTCAAACTAGCAGTGCAGCAGTTGCTTTTGGAGCTACATTAAGTGGGAGTGCTTTAAGACCTGCAAGTATTGACCAAGGTAGTTTCGATGCTTGGAATACTACACTTAGAGATATCCAGGGTTATGCACAATCAGCAACTTTAACTGGTACTTGGAAATGCATGGGATCAGCAGCTCGTAGCGGTGGTTATCAGGGTACACTTTGGTTAAGAACAGCATAAGGATAATATAATGAATTATAGAAACCCAGTTTTTACACATAATGGTAATATTGACTGCGAAATAGAGCACGAAAAGTATGGTTGGATTCCCTTTACGTGTGACCCAACAGATACAGGTACTTTGTTTGATGCAAAAGAGTTGTTTGATACAATGTCACCAAAAGCTGCAAAGTATGTAGTACCATCACTATCAGAAGAAGAACTTGCTGCAAATAATAAAATGATTAGAAATAATCTTCTTTTTCAAACAGACTTTTATGCTTTGATAGATGTAACAATGTCAGATGCTATGAAAGCATACAGACAAGCATTACGTGATTTACCTGATCACAGCAATTGGCCTAACTTAAAAGATGCTGACTGGCCTACAAAACCATAAGGAAAACATTAAATGTTAGTTAAAATTACAAATGGTTCAGTAGAAACATATCCCTATTCAGTGGGATTACTACGCCATGATAACCCAAATATATCTTTTCCAAAACAAGTACCTGACTCATTACTTGAGCAGTACGGTGTTTATTCTGTAACTGAAACAGATAAACCTAGTTACACACAAAGAACTCAGAACATTACTCAAGAGAGTACACCTACTCTTGTTAGTGGTGTGTGGACTGTAGGTTGGACTGTAACAGATAAAACAACAGAAGAGATTACAGAGTATGATAATGATGTGGCAGCAAATAATAGAAGTCTACGTAATAATCTTTTAGCTGACACAGATTGGACAGGTATGTCTGATGTTACAATGTCTTCAGAAATGACCACTTATCGTCAGGCTCTTCGTGACATTACTACACACAGTAATTGGCCTAATCTTAGTCCAGATGATTGGCCTACAAAGCCTTGACAAGTAAGGATTTATGAGTTAAACTATGAGTGATATTAAACTTACCTCAGAACAACTGGAAGATATGCTAGACAACGCAGCTAGGCGTGGGGCTAAAGAAGCCCTACGTTCTATTGGGCTACTTGATGATGACGCTGCTAGAGATATTATAGAGATGAGAAGTTTACTAGAGGCATGGCGTGATACACGCAAGTCTGTCTGGTCAACTGTAGTTAAACTAACCACTGTCGCACTGCTTACGTTTATTGCAGGTGCGGTGTGGATGACAATGGGTAAGTAAAGGTATATTTAAGTATGACAAATTTTGAATATAGGATAAAAAGTGTCGAGGTAAGCCCTGATCCAATGTCAGGCAGAAAACGATACCAAAGTATTGTATTAATTGGTAATGATGATATTGGTTTTACCACTCAGAGAACTGGTGTTCATTTTAATCGAAATGCGGTTCAAGATGATATTAGTACTATTGTAGCTAAAATTAAATCGTCTCAAGAAAATAAACCTATAACTGTTCCTGTAAATTATAATAGTGAAAAAGTTACTGTAAATGCTAATTCATCATACGCTGCTGAAATTGAAAAAGATATACTTGAAAATAATTTAAGGGAACTTACTGAAGACCCCAGTAATCCTGGATATTCTGTAAGTGGTAAGCGTCTTGTAGATGCAGACGAATATATGTCTGCAGATAGTTTAGGAAGAAAAAACATTGCAGCAAAAAATCCTGAAAAATTAGAAGATATAAAAAATCGTTTTTCTGAAATTAATCAGCAATTAAGAGAAGAAAGACCTTCTGCTAGTATTGGTGAAAGTACACCCTCAACATCTGCCGGTACACCACAACCAGGAACGACTAGAACTACACCACAACCAGGACCAGATGAAGATATAGGTGGAACAGGTGTTCTTGAAACAACTCAAACAACTCCAGGTGTTACTACAGATGGAACTGTTACAGATTACACACCTCTCCCACCAAGTGGGGTAGATCCTACAACAGGAGTTTCTACAGTAACTACACAAACAGGTAATTTATCTGCGTTACCTCCCAGTGTTACTTATGCAACTAATACTACTGGAACACCAGGTAATATTCCAGAGTCTTTGCTTGCACCTTCTATTTCAGGTCAAGGGGCAAGTACTTACGATAATTGGATGGCATCTCAAAATCAAAGGGCAGAAGAAGCAGCTAGTGGTATACAGGGTGGTTATACAGTTATATTACCTAATGGTAAAACAGCAAACATTTCTTATGGCCAACCCATACCTCCAGGTTCTCAAATTGTAAAATATTATCAAGGAGAGGCTCCTAATATACCAAACGAAGAATCACCTGTTAATGCATATCAAGGTGGTATGATGACTAGTGGTTATGCTCCTGGTGGCTTAGTTGATAACGCCATCGTTAAGATAGCTCAGATGAATGGATTTCAAGGTAATCGACCACAGGAAGCTAGAATGTTTATGAATAGCTCAGAAGGTTTACGTGCTAAGGCTCGTGCTATAGGTGCTATGATGAACGAAGGTGGATTAATGCGTAGTGGTTATGCTCCTGGTGGTGTTGTAACTCAAAATGATAATGGTCAGTGGATTATTCAGTTTCCTGACGGAACAGCTAGCGTATACTCTACAGGAGACATTGGAAAACAACAAGCTGAAGCAGATCTAGCTTCTTTACCTGCAGATACAGTAACTATGGATGATGGAAGTGACTTTTTTGACACTGTCTCTACTACAGATCCTGCAGGCACTACTCCTACCTCTAACCCGATGTTAGACCAATTTAAAAAACAGCAGCAAGATCTAATTAGTGGAACTATGTCTCCAATAGGATCAGATGTAGCTAAAATTCAACCTCAAGCAGAAGATTTTATTCCCACTGATGCAGGTCAAACAGCTCCTATATCGCCTTTTGCTGAAGCTGCTACTGTGGGTACTACTGCACAAGCAGGGTTGCCTACTGAAACTCCAGCAACTACTATGACTCCTACTACTATTTCATCACAAGTACAAGGTGAAACAGGGGCGTTAGATGCTGTAACAGGGTCAATTAGACCTGGCTCAGTTATTACTCCAGAACAACAGCTAACTAGCGCAGTTACTGGTATGGAAGGTGCAACTGGTGAATCTGTTGATGTTTATGGTGCTCCTATTCGTACTATGCAAGAAGGTGAGCAAATTGCTGCAGGTAATTTAGGTTTAAGTTCTGTTGATTTTGATAAAGTTGGTACAGCTTTTGGTACTGGTGAAGTACAAGCTGCTTCTATGCAAGATGAATTAGCAGGTCTTATGGCACAATTTGAAGGTGGTAATACCCCTGCTTGGGCTGCAGGTGCTATGAGAAGGGCTACTGCCGAAATGGCTGCTCGTGGTTTAGGTTCATCTAGTATGGCAGGACAGGCTATAATACAAGCTGCTATGGAAGCAGCATTACCTATTGCTCAAATAGATACTGGCAATAAACAGCAGGTAGCTTTGTTTAAAGCAGAGCAAAGAGCTAAGTTTATGCAGATGGATTTTGATCAAGATTTTCAAGCTAAAGTTATAAACTCAGCTAAAGTTTCTGAAATAGCTAACATGAACTTTGATGCTCAACAACAAATTGCTATTGAAAATAGTCGTGCAGCTAATACAATGGAGTTAGCTAATTTATCTAATAGTCAGGCTATAGTAATGGCTGAAGCTGCTGCGTTAGCTAACTTAGATATGGCAAACCTAAGCAATCGTCAACAAGCCGCTGTACAAAATGCTCAAAACTTTTTGCAAATGGATATGACTAATTTGTCTAACGAGCAACAAACTGCTATATTTAAAGCACAACAAAACATACAAGCTTTGTTCAGTGATCAAGCTGCTGAAAATGCTGCA